TCCAGATCGAACGCGGAGGCTGTCTCTTCGTAAGGGGCCGCAGGCTCGTCCAGGTCCTGTTTGTTGGGATTCACCCCGGTAGCCGACCTGACATACTCTAGGAAGAAGTCTGCCTTCATGTCGCTGTACAAAAACTCGTCCGGGTCCAGGCTGTCCATGTAGATCTTCGCCGCTTCCTGGAGACTCACGTCCCTACCTTCTCGGCGAAGCTTTTTCTGATACCAGGCCGCCCGGGGAGATTGGGCCATAAAGGCCATGTTGTTGAACCCTTGGATCTGGAAATTATCACCGCCCGCCGAGGCCTGTTGACCGACCCGACGTACCTCGAAAAAGGCCCCGTAAGACGAAGCATCGTCTATTTCCTTACCCTTGTTCCGGCGCGTCGAAGCAATGAGCTCACAAATAAGCTCCGCGTGCAGCTTGGGCAATAACCACCACTTGATCGTGTCTTGCCACTGCTCTCCCTCGCTGGTCTTGAACTTGGAAAGGTCGATGATCTTGAAGGCGGCCACGCAGGTGCACTTGATGTCGGTAATGGTGGTGGCGGCACTGCAAATGGGGCACATCTCCGCCCGAAACGCCTCCCGCTCCTCACGTCCCATCTTCCGCATCAGGATGTAAGGGTTTTCCTCGTGCTTGCACGGTACCCGGGGTATGGGACCGCGCCCCTGGCGCTTGGGCAACCAGATGTGATGCTCGTAAAACATCGGCACATCTCCTAGCGTCGGGGTGACGATGATTATCTTGCCGGGGGCATCGGGACTGCCATGTCGCGGAGCGTAGTACCGCTTCACCTGCTTGGGACGAAGCTCTCTTCGTGCCTCGGACTGTTTGATGGACTTGTAACCGTAACGCAAATTACCCATGAAATCCTCTTTCTCGGCATCTCGCCGTAAAAATGGCATAGCGCCAAAACTGCTGGTTTACAGGCATATCGCCTAGTCTATTCTGTACTATTATTCTAGCGAACAAAACTGAGTTGTCAAGCAAAAAATAACACGCGAGCGCGAAATAATTTTCAAGTCGTTTTTTCAACATATCTTCGGTCAAAATGGCTTTTTTAGATACCTAGAAGCTCGCCAACTGGCTACCCATGTATACCCTCGTGATAGGGGGTTGGCGTTTCGTGACGAGCTTCTACGGCGTTGTCTCGGCTAAAATAGTACCCCTATCGGACGCCAAAATTTCGTGCCCAGAAAACCTCCTTGCTCTGGTACACGACTTTGAGTTCTTCCGGAGAAAGTTCTGCCGGGTCCCGACCTTCCGGAAGTTTCGCTATGAAAACTCTGGTCCTGGCAGCCAGCCTGGTCGCCAGTGCTTCGCCCTGGCGCTGGCCGGCGCCGTCGCCGTCCAGGAGCAGGGTAAATACATTCCCGAGATCCAGGAGACTTTCCAGTTGTCCGGTGGTAAGGCGGAGGCCCTGCAATGCGATCACGTTGTCGAAGCACCTGCGGGTAAAAATCCAGTCGAACGGGCCCTCCACGAGTACCACTTCCTGCCTGGACGGGTCCACAAAATGCTCCCCCAGGAACGCTTTTGGATTGCTAGGGTATTTGTAATACTTCGGCCGGCCTTCGGGCAGTACAGTACGTCCAGCAGCCCCGGCAACGTGACCGTACCGATCCCTGACCGGGAACACTACCCGCTTGTAACGCTGGTCGTAGCCCAACTCGTACCTGGCAATCTCCGTGTCCATGACTCCTCGCGAGCGAAAATAATCATCACCGTAGCGGTTCCCCTTGGCAAACGCCACAAACCGCTCGACGTTGAATGTTTTTTTCTGGGACGTGGGGGGTTTGTAGTTGCGCGCCGCCAGGATAGCTGCCAGGTCTTGCACCTCACACCCCTGCACGTACTCTAAAACATCCTGCGTCACAACTCCCTGGACGTGGAGACGCCCAAACACGGACTCCACAGAACCTTTGATGCCGCAAGCGAAGCAGTTACAAAGACTCTTGTTGCCCGGACGAACTATCTGGATGCCGAAAGATTTATTTTTGTCCTGGTCGCTCTTGTGCCCGTCCGTGTACGGCGCATTAGGGCAGTTGAGCATGACGGAATCGCCGCTCGGCGTAAACCCAACGCCCAAGAGACTGGCCAGGTATTGAATCTGCCTACTGTCCATAAGTTATTCTCCTTCCTGTTGTTCCAACGAAGTTACTACAGAAACCGGAACCTGGAAGCTGCCTTCGGGCGGCTCCGCGTTGTCCAGGGAATTGCCAAGACCGTCTATACGCCAGGCCAGTTGCTCGAATACTCCGGCGGCCGTGTCCCACCGCATGAGAAGTTCTTCGAGTTCCAACCCGTCCCGGGTTTTGAGGGACCTGATCGCCGCCTCTTTTTTCGCCTTGTGCACGTCCTCCCGGTTGAGCACGAAGTTATGGTCGGCGTCTTGCCAGATGGCCCGGGTAAAAGCCGGCACCCCCTCCCGCATTTGCCAGGACACTAAGATGGGCTTGTTGTACATCTCGGCCAGCTGCTTTAGCTCCAACACGAACTGGGCCCTGTCCTCCCACTTCTCCGAACGACTGCACAGGTACGGGGAGTCCCACACCACCAGGTCCACGTCCGAGGACAAAGCCGATAGATGCGCCTCGAAAACGCCTAAAGAGGTAATTTCCCGGGGGCCGTACAGGTGCAATTTCTGGTGAAATTTGCTCACGTCCTGATGGAAATACTCCTGCATTTTCTGCCGCTCGCGCTCTTCCAGTTGTCCGCGCCAAAACCTTTCCGGCGACACGCCCGCTAAAAGGGCATGGGCCCGCAGCTTCAGGCGACGGGGCTGCATTTCCTGGGATACCATAAGCACCGTCTTGCCCTGGGCATGGGCGTGAAGCGCCACTTTGAGGATTAGCCAGGACTTCCCGCAGCCGGGATTGCCTAAAATGGCGGTCAGCTCGCCGCCTATCAGGCCGCCGGTTGCCAGGTTGAGGCCTTCCCACGGGTACGGTATGCCTATAAGGCCCTGGTTTTCTTCACGCTCCAGGTACGCTTGCCAGCAGTCGTCCAGACCCGCGTGGAGCTCGTCCTCTCCGCCATGAAAGTCAGGACGGTACTTGCGTCTTATGTCTGCCGCCACCGTCATGGCCAACTCGGCCGCGCCGATGGGGTCGTCCTTGTCAGGGTTGTCGCCCTTGAGCATGTCCAGGATAGGGCCGCGAAGTTGCGCCTCTAGGTCCATGCGCGCTTTTCTCTTGCGCAGTTCCCCGACGTAGTATCCCACTGTCTCGCGGGTATCCGGCAGCTCCACCTCGTAGCGTAGCGCCACCGTGTCGGGGGCCGGCAAGGTACCTATCTCCGGGTTTTCCAAACACGCCGAGATGAAGTTATAAGCTTTGACCCACTTATCGCCCATAACCCAGTCCGGCTCTACCAGGGTGAATTTCCTGGGATCACCGTCCCTGAGTACCGTAGCAATAAAACCTGCGTCTATGTTCATCCCTGTACCTCCTGAAAACGCTTATTGCGCACTATAAGTTCGCTTGTCATGCTACGCTTGAGGACGGAAAAGAAAGCCTCGCGGTACTCCTTGTGGAGCCGGTTAGCTGAAAGGTTTGTGGTGGCGATGGTCGCCTGTTTGTTCTCGTGCCGGGACCTGAACAGGTACTCCACCAGGCGGTCGCCGGATTGGTACTGCCCAATCTCGGCGCCAAGATCATCGACGAGGACCAGGTCCGCCGTCTTGACACGCGTCTCCAGGGACACTCCCGGCACGGCAGTGTTGAAGGACTGGTTCCTCCACCCGGACATGATTTCGCAAGCACGGACGAACACCACATCGGCGCCGAACTGGATGGCCACGCGCAGTAGTATGCAGGCAAAGGCGGTCTTGCCGGTGGCGAAGTCGCCCATGATTAGCAAACCGGAGCCGTCCAGGATAAACTGCCTGGTAAGGTCTACTTGCGCCTGCAGTTCGTCTCGCGTCTTCTCGCAACACACCCCGGAAAGTTGGTATAGCCAGTATCGCTTCGGAATACCGGCCACCTCCAAGAGCTTCGGATTTAGACGCACGAAAGGTTTATTGTGAATCATCTCTCGCCTCCTCGAATCTGGCCGGGTACGTCTTAGCAAAGAACTTACGCATGGGCGGGTAGTATCCGGCGAATATGTTGGGACTAAAAGGTTCGGACCACTGGTAGAAGCCGTAGCACCTGCGATAGTTCTCTACCAGGAGCCGGGCCACTGTGATAGCGTCGGGCATCGGAATGGCCTTTTCCTCCATGGCCGTTCGCAGCTTCTTCACTTGCCACTGGGTGGGCTGAACAGCCAGCACCCCAGAAGACGTTAAAGAGTCATACAAGAACTGCCAAAGGGTGGCCGGGGTCCACTGTTCTTCGGGGCGATCTCGCCAGTTCCGCACGGTCACCCTACCTTTCCGGGGGGACGCAGGCACCTCATCCGGTTCCGTGTCGGCAAGACTCCCATAGTCGGCACTTGCATCCGCGTCGGTGTCGGCTAAGGAAGGCCCTTCCTCCCACTTCCGTTCGGCGCCCCCAGTCCCGAGCATGTCCTTCGAGAACGTGTGCCAAAACCCGAGGAGAATGCCAGGAGTGAACATTTCGAGTTTATGCGACGCCTGGTAGCGGCCATAGTTTAAAGCACAGTAACGCACCACCGAGCGGATGAGGTCTATCCCGACGCCCCGGGTGCCGTTGCCGTTGTCCATGTACTTGCGCAGGTTCTGAAGCTGGCCAAGGCCCCTTTTGTCGAGCCGCACCTGGATAGGCTGATTGGCCAGTTGGAACTCGCGAACCGCCCACGCCCACAGGTCGTTCACGCCCCAACTGTCCGGGTCCTTGACACGCCAGGGCTTTTTCCTGACATAATCCACGAGGGTTCGCCGCGTCTCCTGGCCGCCATAATGTGCCTGCCGGCACCCGGCCGAACAGAAGCACTGATCCAGGTATCCTGGCAGGAATACCTTCTTGCAGCCGGGACACTCCCGCTCGGTCAGGTCCCGGCGACTCGCCCGATAGCAGGCGAGTGAATCGAACGTCTGCCCCGGGCGCCTCGGTAAAAACTTTTTCCCGCATGACGGGCAGGTAGTTTCCGTAACCCTGTTTTTCGTTGCACTTTTTCCGTTTCGCATTGTTTCTCCAAAATGGGCCAAAAATCGCTCTCTAGCCCAATAAAGGGTCAAGCCGTTTTCGTAAGCCGCGCCGCCGCCGCCGTTTATGAAAGTCAAACTGCATATAAAACCTTTCTTTAATTCTTTTTTCGTAATGTAGTTATTACGTAGTAATAACTATATTACTTTTTTCTTTATTATATTGAATAATATATAATATATACGCTTCGACTTTCTTATCACAAGTTCGAGAATAAATACGGCGGCATAACTCGCGGTCTAAAAAAGATTTATAAATATCCAAGTATACATCCAATATACGAGGCAGTTTACGTGAACATAAAAAACTTTTGTGTAAAATTTTAAAACTTTTAACTCGATCTACGTTTTGAATTAACGCGCTGCGTTACGCTCTCTGTCACAGTGTGATGAAATGTACCCCGTTTACGAGTACGAGGAAAACTTAATTGGCAGCGCATTTTGGTAACATTTTGGTAACATTTTGGTTGCAATGTTACCTTTTTATGAGAGCTTCATGAAGGACCAGGGGGTAGTCCTCGCGGGGCCACTCCCAATTTTCGCTAACTTCTTTGCCTTCATACATTTTGCTCAACATGCGCAGGAAGTCTACGGCCGCATTGTACTCTTCCATGCCGCCCTTGGTCATTTTACGTAGCAGTGCTGCCGGATGGTATAGTTGGGCAGCCACAATACCCTTGCCGTATCTGTATAAAGAGTTGCGCTCGTACATCTTAGGTTTTTCCCAGAAGGCGCCGGCAGGATCGCGGCCAAGGCAGATGATGGCGTTAGGTTTGAGGAGGCTGATGAGGGCCCATAGGCGGTCGGAGCATGCAACTATTTCCGGAGGAAGGGGATTTTCGCGTTTTGGGGCATCGGGGCCGTCGCCCGGGCGGCAACAAACCAGGTTGGTGAGCATGTACGGGACCTTGAATTCCGCTTTTTCCAGCATACGGTCTAGAAGGTGGCCCGAGTCTCCGACAAAAGGGAAACCCGTCCTGTCTTCTTCCTCTCCGGGCCCCATGCCGATGAAAAGAATCCTGGCGTTCGGGTTGCCCCGGTGGAACACCGGCATAAAGCGGTTTCGATAGAGCGTGCACCTGGTACAAACGAAGAATTCCTGGGCGATGGCCTGGGGGTCCTCGAATGTACGGTTGAAGCAGGTGTGGAATTTGCGGATCTTGGTAGGCTTCTCGTAGTAAGGAAGCTCCTGCAGTAGCGGGAGCACATCATCGGAATGCGAGAAGAAGGTGTAAGTACGAAGCGAGTAACCACGGATGCGCGACGTCCGTGCATCCGTTTGCACGTTGATGTCGGGCACGCAGTCAACGGCGAAAACATGATAATCCAGCATATTCTGTTCTCCAAAAAAGTTTTGGTTGTACTAGAATATACCAGATAAAATAGAATTGTCAAGCGAAAAATTAAAAAGGCGGGGTTTAGTGTAAAACCCCGCCGAGGTGTACGTTAGCAAATAGCAGAGACTAACGTAAAAGCAGGTAATAAAGGTGACTCAAACCAGGGCAGCAATCCCGGCCCGTACCAGGGTAGAAGCTATTTTTACGAGCGCGTGTTCGACCGCGTTCCAGAAAGCTTTTTGCGCCGGCAGTATCCGGGCAACTCCCATGTTGACGAGGGACGCGTTGACTATGGCGATTTCTTTGTCTATGTCGGTGTCGGAAGTTAGGGCTTTGACGTGCAAGCGTGCTGCGTCCCTGGCCAGGTCCTCAAGTAGGGCCTTGTCCTGGTCGACCATTTTGTCCCACTCGGCCCCTACCTGGGCTTTGAAGCTTTCGAGTATTTCGTCTTTCAGGCGGGTGAGTTCTTCTTCCACGCCTTACTCCTTTTTCTGCTCCAGGGCCCCGTCTATTCTTTTCTTCCAGGTTTCGACGAGACGGACGCGCCTGGCTTTGGCATCTTTGTCGAGTTTTTTATCGGCCTCTACGTATTTGACGTACTCGGGCGCTATCGCGTCATACGTCATTTTGTCTGCTTTTACGTACACCTCGCTCGTGGTGCACGAGCATATCGCTACTACGAGTAGCATCAGTAAGACTGTTCGCATAAAGTCTCCTTTCTAAGAACAACAACCCGTCCAACCTTTATCGTTGGCTATACCTTCTGGCGGGGTGGGCCACGTCGGGTTGGCAGGGTCAACACAGGTTTCTGGTAGATCGCAAAGGGCGGTGTAGTACGCGTATAGAGAGGTAGCTTGCTCTGCCGTCAGGGTGGTGGTACCACCACCCCATTTCTCTTGCTTTAGGTGTCGTTCCAATAGCCACATAGCACAGTTTAAACGTTTGTCCCGCTCTTCACGCAGTCTTTCCAGTAATGAAGCGTTGAAATTGTGTACCGAAATTAAATTAGTCAATGTGGTACGGTTAGCTTCTGTATCCGGCACATTATCAAAGCGTACAGATCCCTCTTCGTGAGTAACCCGAGCCGCTTCGAACTCATCCTGGACTTCTTTGGCAAACTCTGTCGGCTCCAAGTTTGCCGCAGTCTCTATCGCGATAAAGGTTGCAGGGGGCAGTTCATCTAGGCCCCAAGTACTGCCGTCCCACGTGAGTTTCTGGCCTTCTGGCACTGTCGGCGGCTCTTGTGTAGTAAAACCACGGGGTATTAGCGGTTTATACCGACCGTGTTGCAAGTCTAGTGGGGACCATCTTGCCTCAGAAGGAGCGCCAGTCTCTGTATCATATATGCTTACAGGAGTTTCCATAATACCTCCTTAGTATTTTATACAGGTAAGAAGAGCCACATTTCTCGGCCTGGTTTCGGTGCCGCCTTGGCTGTCTGTGCGCGACTGCGCCCCGGTGCCTAAAGTAGACTCCTCAGCGCCGGTACCTCCACAACCACAGGCAGTTGCTCGTAATGCTTGCCCGTTGAAGTGTACTAGGCCATGTGCGTGGCTTCCGTATATGTCGGCCTGCGCAGAGCCAAAAACGCGCGCTACATCAACGCCTCTTCCGTTATCCCAACCGCGAATAAATTCTCCGCGTAAGTCTGGGATGGCAAAGTCTTCGTGCCATAGGTGGTTGCCGGTCCCATTATTGGAAAATGTGACTACAGAGCCGCCTTGAGAAAGGGATAATTGAAAATTGCCTGGTGTCGCGTTTACCACGTAGTAGGTGGTGTCCGTATTGAGTCCCGTAGGCAGTGCGGTATCTGTAGTAAGCTCCACTATATCGCCGTTGCTAAGGCCGTGACTGGCTGATATTACGAGTCCTGCGGTATGGTCAAAGGTACAGCTGGTGCCGGTGTTTAATCCGAACACATTTCCTATTGTTTTGTATAGGGGAGCATAAGTGGTCATGTTGATTTCAGATCCGTCAGCTTCCAAAAATCCTACAGGAGGAGAGCTAACCGCATAATGCCCTACCCACCCTACCGGCATTGACTCTACGTGATATGTGGGACGAATGTCTGTAATGTCTGCGACGTCAATCAATACCGATGCCGTTTCTGTCACCTTTACGTATGCCAGAGGATACTCATAAAAAGACGGAGACGCGGCGCCGGTAAAGTCTGGTGAAGCCGATGGGACTTCCGTGCCTACTACCATAGACACGGCGCCGGTGTTGTCTATATACACCAAGTCCCAACGTACGTTTGCGCCCGAACTAACCGGTGCAAACGACGCGGTAGTTTGCACCGGTTTTTGAGTAAGTGTTTCGTCTCCTTTAGCCCACCCGGCGCGCACGTCTATTTTGTTGTCTACCGGAGTACGTGCTAAAGGCTGAAACTGGAGAGGTAAGTTATTGGCCAGGTCCTCCAGGGACTCGCGGTAGGTACGCCCCACCGTCAAGACGCGGATACTCGCGTAATTTCGATCCTCGAGGACGTTGAACTGCGGCCGCAAGTCGGTGATGTCGTCGTTGGTGACGACCACCGTCCCCGCCTCGGTAATTTTGACGTAGGCCAGTGGGCATCCATCCGAAGGCGTTGCCGGTGCCCCGGTAAAATCCGCCACTGGGGGCGTCTGTTCGATGCCCGCGGTCACGGTGATTGTCCCGGCCTTGTCCAAATACACAAGATCCCAACGCACGTTTCCAGCCGTGATGACAGGCACGAACGCCGTGGTATTTTGCTGGGCCACGTAGATGAGGCTAGCAAAAGATTTGAACCAGCCCTCGCCTATCACTATTTGGTTTCCGGGGGTGGCTTCCTCGGACGGCTCGAAGTACGAGGCAGGCCCCAGGTCGAGTTGCTGCCCGACTAGTTTGTCTAAAGCCATTTCTTCTCCTTTAAGACAGGGAACGACGGACGAAGTAGAATACCCACCCGGCGTTGGCCGTAAACCCTACCAGGTTTATGCCTTTCCCGACTCCTATAACCGCTTCTATGTACTGCCTTCCGGGTACTAGGCGTTGTCCATTCATGAACACATCCAGTTGGTTGGCGCCGACCGGGAAATCAAAGGGCAGTGTAAATTGAGTTTCCCCGCCCGTGGCCACTTCGATATGGTCCGCCGTTATAGTCGATCCACCTGTCAGGGCCACGCCTGTGCAGCCTCCGTTATGTTCTGCTACCGAGAAGGCGAGCGCCCAGGTAATCTTGAACGAGAACCCGGCGTTTTTGTTAATGGGGTTGGACGGAAAAACCTTTCGAGCGAAAAGTTGTCCACTACCGAACGGCGACGAGAACAGTCCGGACTCGGTAAACGAATATCCGTTGCCATCTCCGGTACCCCACAACGCCTCGAATCGCACGACGTTTCCGGTACGCACGGCAGTGATTGCCTTGCGCTCCCCGGTGGTTTGTTCCAAGGCCGTGTCAGTAAGCTCTGGACCTGACGGGGCGACGGGGTCGCCCAGCTCCACATAGCTTATCTGTTTGAGGCCCATAGACATTTCGGCCATAATCTCTTCGGCCAGAGTAACAACCATGTTTTTATCCTGGAAGTGGATCTTTTCGTTCCCGTCCTGGTCTATGATGGTAATAGTTACATGGCCCGTCACCATCGGTGCCTGGTCGGATGACGCGATCGAGGCCTCTGGGCCCGGCGGGCTTTTCTTACCGCCTAGCAGGGCCTGGCGCAGTTTCTCTCTTGCAGATTCTTCTGTTGTCATAATTAACCTACCACTATCATGTAACCGGCACGGGGAGCGGTATGCGTCACCTGTACCTCGTTGACGTCAATATGTTTGATGCCACCCGGGACAATAAGCTCGTCGTTAGTATCAAAGCACTGGACAAGGGGTTTTACTCCTAGCCCGTGCTGGTAGTTCCAGGTAGCCGAACTTGAAAATGCCTGTTCTAAACGGGTAAGCCCAGCCAAGTTAGTTGACCAAAAAGTACGCCACGACCCCCAAAACAATTGCAACTCAATACGTGTGTCACTGAAATACCGGACACGGAGCATTCCGTTTTTTGGATTCGGCGGATTGTCATCACTGGCCGTGGCATTTGTCTTGCCCAGGGCATCAAGCTGTTGTCGCACAACATCCGACTGAGCGCTCGTGCCCGCCACCGGCAGGCCAAATTGGAAATATCCGTCGGTCATGGCGGTCCTCCTACAAATATAAGGTCGGGGTGCCGTCACTAAATTCCACCGTCATCCCGTCCGGGTTCAAGGTAAAGGCGGCCGTGTCGTCTAATATATCTATGCGCTCGTCTGTGCCGGCCGTGTCCTTCTCGATAGAAAAATGCGGGTCTGCACAGCCAGGGCCGCAACTGGCAATTTCAAAGCGGTACTCCGTCAGCCTGGGATCTGCTGCCATGGTAGGGCCGCACCCTACTGCGTCACTCACGAAGTCCGGTATGGACTCAGGCACGTCCAGGACGATGATGATAAGACGCACTTCAACATGTATAGGCCGTACTTCTTCCAGGCGCTGAGTTACCACCTCCAGGTAGTTTTCCGGAAGTCCCCCCTCTTCTTCTAGGAGAAAAAATACTTCCAGATCTACTCTGGCCGCATGATACGGATACTCGTCTGTTATTTCTTCGTAAGTAATCACCACGTCCGTGGTTGTGGCGGCTGCAAATTCCATGACGTAACGTCCCGAAGCATAAGCAATGTGACCCGCCTCTACATTGCCTATGAAATGCCCAAACGTTGACGAATACTTGTCATGGTTGTCGCGTAAGGTATCCCCGTTGACGGAAATTCGTAGGCTCCCAGGGAGGACGGGGACGTTCGCGAGTGTGCCCGCATAAGTAGTTGACCCGGCAGATCCTATAGTCTCTGTACGG